TTCTATTGTCAGTGTCACACCACTTGCTATTGTCAAAGGTCCTGTAACATTTGCGTTTTCTGTAGCTGCGATTGTGACGTTGCTATCCATTGACTGTGCATTAGTTCTGAACATACCACCATGCTTGAAGTTACCCTTGTTAGCTTCAGGTGCTGTAACACTACCGTCTGTTAGAGCTAGGTAGTTGACAAAGATGTTACCTGTCCCTGAAGAGGGTGCTGCACTAAACGTCAGTGTTGTACCGTCAGGCACTGTATAAGCGTTACTGTCCTGTACTACACCATCGACCGATACAAGTATGTCTTGAACGCTAGTGACGGTCTGTGACAGCGTAAATGTCGTGTCAGAGCCATCTCCGTTAAACCTTTGCACAGATGGTATTGTACTGAATGTAGTAGCTATTGCATTACCCACATATGCCATTATGATGTTATCTCCATGATTGATAAACAGACATCTGTTGCACCTGATGCTGTTACACTAATTGTATCTGTGTCTTCTAAAACTACTTTGTTACCTGAAAGAAGTTCTAATGATGAACCTGCAGGTATGGGAGCATTGGTTATCAACTCTACATCTTGGTTAGCTTCATCGTTTGCTCCTGCTCTGCTACCTGTGTTTGTTCCTAATGTAACGGTGGATGTTACCTGACTTGTCGTTGTATTACCCAATATTAATCCTAATACTATTGTGGATATTACACTGCCACCTGCTGTGTAGATAACATCAGCAGATGTTACTCCTGCCTTTGTCACCACTTTAAATGTATTTGCCATATCTTTCTCCTATATCAACCCAAGGCAATAGCAAGTGCCGTTGGGTCTTCTGTACTAAATCCTGCACTTGTTAAGTAAGTTTTTACAACACTCATATCCATACGTTTAATTGTACCTGCATCACTTACCATTAATTCATCAGTGTCGGCTAGACCTGATGCTAATTCTGTCTGCCCACTTATAACATTATCGTTTAACATACCACTCTCAACAGCATCATTTGCTATTGTCAAAGCTCCTGCATCACTTGCAGTTGCATCACCTGACATAGCTGAGTAGATATACTTCTTTACTCTTGTTAGTTCTGATTTTACTTCTGTTCCCCCTGCACCATCATCGACAATAATTAAGTCAGCATCTGCTAAGTCTGCACCAATGTCGCTTGCACCATCTATCTCCAATGCACCTAGAGATACTTTACCTGCAGTGGTTATAGTGCTAAGTTTGCTATCTCCAATACTACCTGCTAGTTTGGATGCTGCGATACTTCCTGCTAACATTGCATTTGTTACTGTACCTGTATCACCTGTACCTACAAGTGTACCTGCATCTGTCGGTAAGACTAATGTGTTTGTTGCACCTGCAGAGTGAGCTGCTCCTATTAATGTTTGACCATGACTATTGCTTTCGCAGTTAAATCGTATAGCTCCGGGATTTGTGTTACCCTTGATAACTATGTGTCCTTCACCTTTAGCTGTTAGGTTTAAATCAATATGTGTGTCGCCACCTGTTACGGCTAAATCAGGACCTTGTGTAAAGGACGTTGAAGCTGCAGAGTTAGTTATTTCAAACTGATTGACTGCACTTGATGTAGTCTGAAAGATTATCTGCTCATTACCATTCTCATCTGCAATAAAGTGTGCATCATCTATAAGTATATTGTGACTGTTAGTGTCAAGGTTACCACCTAGCTGTGGAGATGTATCTGCCACAACATCTGTGATACCACCAAGAGCAGAAGATATAGATGCGAGTGTAGTCTTTCTTAACGCACTAGCAGACGCATCATGTATAAGTATAACGTCATTAGATGTATCAAGAGATGTCTCAGCAGTCTGTCCTGTAATAATATTTGCGTTTACCATCGCAGTTTCAACAGCACCACTTGCAATTGTTACTGCACCGTTTGATGCTATGGTTACGTCACCTGACACAGCTACAGGGTTGAAGTTAGTTCCGTCAGCAACCATGATGTGACCACTGGTGTTTGTACCCATAGTGAGGTCATCACCACTAATTGTTAAGTCACCTGCTATTGTTACAACACCGTCTGCTAACGTAATTAGGTCTGTATCATCTGTATGACCTATGGTTGTTCCATTTATTACAACGTCATCAATATCAAGTGAGCCACCTGTAATAAGCCCTGTTGTTGTGATTGTAGAAGAACCTGTGTCTATTGTGCCAAAGCCACTTGTTATAGACCCACTGTTCAATGCACCTACTGTTGTAGCTGCAGTTGTAACAAGGTTTGGCATAGCTGTTATTTCATCGTCAAAGTATGCAGCGAGGTCTGTTACAGCAACCTGCTTCATTGTTCCTGCGTCATTGAGAACAACCCTATCTGCATCTGCAACTGTAGTGGATGTAGCAGAGGTGTCACCGTCCATTATGTTAAGTTCAGCAGTAGTAGCTGTCACACCGTCCATGATGTTTAGTTCAGCAGCTGTAGCTGATATGGCTGTACCGTTAAAGTCAATAGCGTCTAGGTAGGCAGTGCCATCAATGTATATGTCTTTCCACTGCTTGCCTGAAGAGCCAAGGTCATGTGTGTCATCATCGTCAGGTATAATGTCAGAGTCTACCTCACCACCAAACACAATGTTGTCTGTGTTGGCATCCCCTAGTGTAAGTGTTCCACCATTGAATGTAGTTGTACCTGTAACAGTAAGGTTGCCACCTATGCCTAAGTTACCTGAGATGTCAGCATTACCATTGATGTCAATAGTTGTTGCAGCTATCTGTACTTCTGTGTCAGCTACAATGTCTAGCTGTCCGTCTGTGCTAGAGTTAATGTATAGGGCTGTATCACGGAACTGTAGCTTTTCTGTGGACGCTACAAGTATGTCATCAGAGAACTCAAAGTAGTCCTCATCTTCCATCCACTTGAGTACACCGTCATTTGTCTCACCATCAAAGGTTACAGTAATATCCGTACCTGCAGTGCCATCTCCAAAGGTTAGAGATGTGCCAAGTAGTTTAGTAATAGGACCACCTTCGGCTGTAGTGCCGTCATGTGTGTGTCCTGTTGAGGCTGCAAAGGCTGCTAATAACTGATTAAATTCGTCATTAGTGTGGGCAGCCGTGATAACATCACCGTCACTGTATGTAGACTGTCGTGTATACGTTGCTCCCATTTATCTTCTAGCTCCTGTTTGATATTCCATCTGAAATCCCCTAAGTGCGTAAGGGGCTGTTGTTCCGTTGTCGTCAACTCTTAGTGCTACGGTAAACCCTGATCCTTCTACTGACTGTCGTAACAAAGGTTCTGACTGTCCACCGTATGTCGCTGTGCCGTAAGACCCTGTGCCATACACAGCCACGATGTCACTGGCTGTTAGAGAGTACGCTGCAGGTCTTGGTGCATTTGGGTCTTCGTAGTCGTATCTAAGAAACATATCAGCACTAATAGAAGACTCTGGTTTATAACTTACAAGAACACGGTGCATATGTTTTCGTATACCCGGATCTCCAAAACTTAGGTCAGGACTTCTGTATTTACCTGACACTGCTGTACCATCAAAGTCGTTACCTGATTCTTGTCGATACACATATCCACCGTCACCACCGTGTATCACTATTGTTTCTGTTGCTGTCGTAACGGTGTCTGTTGATGTAGGTCGTATACCTTTTATGTTGGCAAACTCAAAAGACTGTCCTCTTAGTGAGGTTAGTACCCCCTCTGTTGTAGCCTGTAAAACACCTGACTTTGTAAAGAACACTCTGTACTGTGTTTTGTTTGGTATGACTAATGATCTAAATCCACTAGCGTTTGCGATGTTGTCGTTAAACACAGACTGCACAGGAGTGCTTATAGTACCAAGTTCAACGTCACCAATTCTTGCTGTACCTGCAACGGTTCTTAGTCCATCAGGTGCTAGGAATATTAAGTCTCCTGCAAATTCCTGTATTGTCTGTCCGTTTACACATCCTATGTTTCTAGTAACAGGTGTAACGGCAAAGGTACTTGATGATGTTCCTGACAGTTTGAATATTCTATCTTGGCAAAACACAAACAAATCGTCACGGAAAACTTTAAGACCTGTTATAGTGTCGTCTACTTTGAAGCTACCTGCTCCACTATTTGTTGCAAAATTGTCTTCATCAAACGGTACACTAAATACAACTTCTTGTTTGCTGTTAGCCATACCTGCGTAAAACATGTGGTCTTTAAATACGGCTACAAACTTTGCGCCTGTCACAGCAGTGCTAACTTCCCCACTTCCTGCTGATGTTACGTCTGTTGCTGCAAATGATGTATTAAATACTGTAGGTGCGTTGTTTCCGTCTGCAACTATAAGTTTGTCGTTACCATCAAAGTTAAATCTTTCAAAGGTATATACACCTGCACTTGTTCTGCCTGTATCTCTTTCTGTCCAAGACCCACTTCCTGCTGAAGCTGTAAATATCTTTTCTCCTCGTGCTGCAAGTATTGTTCCATTAAAAATGCAAGAGAGTAAAACCTCTTCTGTTGAGGCACTTGTTTGAGGCACTACATTTGTATTATACTTAGCAAACCCATTTATACGTCTATAGCCACCGTTGATGTCTGGTTCAAAGTTTACAAGCTCTATTGCCTCTCCGGGTTGCATGGCAAATGTAGATTTGTTTAAAACTAGCCCACCCTGTAGTGGAAAGACTGCAGGGCTTGTTTGCGAAAGGTCAGGCATTAATTCAACGCTCCTGAGCTAAAGTATCCTGTAGGTTGTTGTATCATTGTTGAACGCACATACTCATATTTGTTTACTAATAGACTTTGCATATTCTTTATGCCTTGCTCAAAGCGACTAAAGTTAAGTTGATACTGTGTTGTCTCTCCTCTGTACTGATAAACAAAAGCTGTAGCTCCGTCTATTATTACAGGGTCAAATCGTGCAGGTATTGTTGTTGTGTCTGTTAGTGCCGAAAGATCTGTTGGAAAGGCAAAGTAGTCGTACTTTAATGTGTAGGCTCTGTTAGGAAACGGAAACAAAAGAAAGTTATTATCTAATGTTCTGACTATGAAGCGTGGCACTGCACCTTTATCAAACTGTGCAACAGATGTGCCGTTGTCATGTGTTGCTGCAGTTGTTCCGTTAGCCCCTCTTGTACATCCTGTGAGTGTGTTGGTGCTAATACCTGTGTATGTTATCTCTTCGTTTTCTATAAAAATTTTCCCAGTGCTGTCGAAGCCTGTGGAACTTGTAATGTCTATTTCTGTTTCACTAGCGTCTAGTGCTTCTGCTAATGTTGTCGTTGTTATTTCATCTTCTTGAACTACGTACTCATTATTTACATATTCGTTGTACTGTAGTATACTGAGGTTTGCACCTGATGCTCCAATGGTGGAGTCTTTTACTATTCTTGCTGTATTGTAGTCTACATGCTTTGCGTCAGTAGGTATACTGTATCTTACAATTCCTGGAGATAGTGTTTGTGTTTTTGTGGTGTGATTAAAGGGATATTGAAACTCCCTTTGATTTATATATCGTATAGATTCATTTACAGCGTTTTGTGCTTGAACCTGTATACCTCTCGCATTAGAGAAGTTAGAAGAGGTGAGTTGCACTTCGTTTAATCTTGCTAATACACTATTTGTTAATGATAAAAAAGTTGCCATTCACCTTGCCTTAATAAAGTAAGAGGCAGGTTGCCCTGCCCCTCAC